ACAATAACATTAGTTGTACTATCTGATTGAACTAAAACACTTGCTAGAGAGGCATCATAAATGTTTAGCTTTGTACTCGGACTCGCAGTACCAATACCTAAATAATTATTAGTATTATCCCAAAAGAAACCTACATTGTTTTGTGAGTATGTACCAGATGCACCTGCAAATACAACTGAACCTGTAGTGAACGCTGTAGAGGTTCCTGTACCACCTGAAGTAACGCCTAAAGTGCCTGCTAATGTCACTGCACCAGTGGTTGCTGTATTTGGTGTTAATCCACTTAATGATGTTTGGAATGATGTAACTGCACCTGTAGATGGTACTGAACCCCATGTTGGAGCGCCACTTGTATTAGCTAAAAGAACTTGGCCTGTAGTACCAACCGCTGTAACACCTAATGCAGATGTGCCGTTACCATAAACAATACCATTGGCTGTAAAAGTAGTTTTTGCTGTACCACCAGCTGCAATCGGTAATGTACCTGCAACTAAAGCTGAAGCTGATGTTGAGTAAAGTGCGTTGTTAGCTGCAGCAAAAGTTGTTAACCCAGTACCACCATATGCCGAGGTAATTGTATTACCATTCCATGTTGTATTAGTAATTGTAGCAGTACCAAAGTTTGCTGTTGTAGCATTAAAGTCATATGTTGCTGGAAGAAATGCGTGTCTTCTCCAAGTACCTGCGACAGTGCTATTAACAGCTAGATATACAAACCCTGAACCACCACCAGGTATTGTTTCAATAGCCCCCGATGCATTATCAACAACAGTTAAAATTCCTGAAGAATCATTATCAAAAATAAATGTAGTACCAACTAGTAGTGTTGTAGCATCAGGTAATCGAAATGTTTGAGTTGTAGAGCCTAGTAAACGTTGGTAGTAATTAGAGCTTGCTGTTAAAACTGTAGTTCCAGCTGCTGAGGTAATCGCACTATAACCAGGTACAAACTTACTAGCTGCCATGTTACCTATACCTGGATTTGAAAAACCCCCCAGTGAAATACCACCATTATTAAAGATGGTCATAGCATCAGTTGTACTGCTATTAGTTACAAAGTGAACGCTGTAAGCACCATATGTACCAAGTGTTAAATCAGTAGAAGCGGAAGCTACGTAAGATGCCCCTGCAATATTAAACGAGCCAGAACCAGTAAAAGTAGATGAGTTAATACCTAGTTCAGCGTAGTTAGCCCCTGCTGTACCTGCATCGTTAGATACATTTAAGTTAGATGAAGCGTTTGTAGCAGTACTCTTATTTTGTACAATAACTTGATTGTAACCTGCAACAGTAGATGCAAAAGACCCAACGATGCCTGTATCGGCATATCCAAGAACTTGACCAATAGTTGCAACACCATTAGCATCGTAGTTAATAGATTTTTCAGCGGGGTACGTACAAAATACTAAACTTGAAGTTCCAACTAAACTAATAGGAGATGTAGTACCAGAAGAATTAGATAGAACAGTAGTACGGGCTAAAGTACCCGCACCTACAGTACCAATACCTACTTCCCATACCTGAGCTACATTATCATAGATAGTATAAAAAGTGGTGTTGCCATTACCAATAGCTGAAGAAAAGGATTGGTATCCAGGTATAGGACCTGAAAATGTAAGCGTGCCTGTACCACTCGTGGTGGTGGCTTCCTGAACCCTATCTTTAACTACAAGAGCCATTTAAGACTCCTTAGCTTGTAGCAGTTGTTGAGTATGTAACGCTTACTGTATCACCAGCTGTTGTAATTTTAGCTACTGCAAAGGCACCTGCTGAATATAATGTACCGCCTGTGTTACTTAATGTAGATACTGCGCCTGAACCTGTAATTAAGAAACAACCGCCTACTGTACCCCCCGCACCTGTGATAGTATAAGTAATTGCTGCTGCTGCAGATGTAGTTACATTTGATGGGGTTGTACCTGATGATGTTGCTGATGCAAACACTGCTGTACCTCGAACTGCTGAACCACCTACTGTGTAGTTAATAAATTCTGTCCAACCAGCATGTGATGTTTGAGTGTCTGCTGCTGCAAATGTTGGTGAAGCGCCTGAAATAAGACCTAAAAATGGTCCTACTACTGTGTATGCAGAACCCTTTAATAGTGTATCTAACATTAATTGCTTACCAATAGCATTAACTAAATTAGGGAACGATTCTTCCCATTTTAGATTACCATTTTTATCATGGCACTTTACTTCGTAAAAACCTTCTATACCTATTGTTTCATTAGCATTTGCACCGGTATTTAAAGTAATGGTAGCTTGGTCACCAAATCCGCCTTGTTCTTTTTGAATCATAATATACTCCTATGAGAATCGTATTACAGCGTCTGTAGCAGTGTCCGCTGGAAAAGTTATTGTAAATGAATTAATACAGGTCTTATCAGACCCAAAGTTTAGCAAACAAACAGCTGAACCAGTTGTACTATTGTATATCAAAGCACCCCTACAAGTAAATGCTGCTGGACTCCAAGTTACATTGTTAAAAGATATATAAGCAGTATTTGCAGTTGTGTTTGATAAAGGTGCTATTGGAACTAATACAATGCCCCCGGCTGTATAGCCTGTACCTGTAATTTCGTTTGTTGTTGTATAAGTTGTAGTTGCATTATCTAAGTTAGCATTACCATTATACAAAGCAATTTTATATGTATAGGGTGTTGTATTGGAAAAGTTCTCCAATGCATTTAAACAATTTTGCTTAAATCTAGTTGTTAGTCCTTGAGCAATTGGCATTATGGATTAACCTTAATTCTTGCTTGACCATCTCGATAAGCATCACCTCTTTCAAGGCCTGTGCCAAGACGGTTAAGTTGTTCTAGTGCTTCTTGATATTTTTGTTCGTAGTATCCAACCATATCTGCTTCGGCTTTCATAAAAATCATAGCTTCACGCATAGAGCCATAAAGTAAAATTGGGTCATAGTTATCACCTAGCCATGATGTACCGTTTGTATTACTAATTGCAGTCACAGCAATACTAAATCCTGAACCAGAATTTCCAATAGTTGATGTAGCTGCAGATAGTGAATTTCCTACAACATAGAAATTACCACCAAATCTTAGTGTTACTGTAGTTACAGCACCACCACTTACTACAATATCAGCATATGCTCCTGAACCAGAACCACCTGTAAGAGGAATGTTCTGATATATTCCGTTAGTATAAAGTGAACCACCGCTAAATGACGGAGTGTTTACTGTTGTAATCTGCCCCTGCACAATAGTGGGTGGATAGTAGTAATAGTGCATTTCTACACCATAATTAGAATTCGGCGTAGGCCCTAAGATAAGTGACAGTTCATTAATGGCTGTATATTGTGAACCAAATAACGCATAGTGCTTAGGTAATCCTGTTGAGCTAGGATTAGGATATGCTTCTCTAATATAGTTAACATCTTTATTTAATAGGTAACTATAGTTACCTGATGCATCAATAACTGCTAGAGAATAGTTAGACAACCAATCATCAGGAAGTGTTACATACTTATTGCCTGATGTTAATGTGCCTGTTACGTTTTTACGTAGTGAAGGTATTTGAACTGAGTTATATATACGTTCTTCAGCTTCCTGTACAAAGACAGGAATATTCGCCACAAATAAAGACTCTGTGTTTTCCGAATATGCTTGAATCGTGTTATATAACGTTTCGTAGTTCATTAGCCCATTTTCCCACTAATTTTTTTACCTTTAGTAGCTGCACCGTATCCACGCATTTCACCTACACCGTATGGATTAATACCTTTATAGTTACCTTTACTAATACCACCAACAGACATATTAATTACGTCAGTTTCTGGGCCATTAATTTTTGGGTTTTTAGTTACTACAGTTTCTGGTGCTGCATTTGCATTTGGCATTGGTTGTTTATATACACCAATATCATTGTCGGTACCACCTGTAGGATATGTAAATCCTGTATAGGCACTTGCTGGTTTATTTTCTTTAGCCATATTATTTACCTCTTGAAGAACTTTTTTGATTAGCTACACGCGCTAAATTACGGCCCATTTTCTTCATGTCTAATGAAGTTGGACCACCTTTTTTAAGCTTAGCTAGGTCTGACTTTTTACCACCATGAAGTTGTTTTTCATGCATGCCAATAGCTTTTTTAGCTGTCTTTTTATCTTGAGCCATGTCTGCCATATCCATTTTTTCTTTTGCCATTTTAATACTCCTATGTTGTAGATATTGTTACTGTACCGACTTGTGTGATACATATCAAGTCATTTGGTGTTAAACCTGTATCATTACTTCTTGCTCCTCCAACAGGATACCAACCCCATTGAATTTGTCTACTACCATCTGACGGGTAACCAAATTCGTCTACGTCATTTACATTAGGTTCATATAAATTTGTTAATAGTCCCGATTGCCCTGACATAACATATGATACGTCGGGACGTGGTTCCTGTACAGCCTGTGCGTCTTGGACCGGATACATTCCAAGTTGTAACTGTGGGTGGTCTGGGTCGTAGCACTCTCTACAAACTTTAACTTTATATGGTTTAGTTTTTAGAGTTTGTGTACGAAGCTCATGCAACTTATAGCGACCTGCACAGCGGTCACATTCGGCAATACTGTTTTTACCTGATGCGTATTTAGATGCCATATTTGTTATTCTTTAATAAGTTTTCTGTACCTGGTATTACTTGTAAGTTTTCTATTACATGCAGTCCTGAAACTAATTTACCGTTTAGTGGGACTATATGGTCTACATGCCATTCAAATTTAAACATTTTAGTTCTTAATACTGCTAATTCATACACTTCTTTAATTAACCATAAATGGTCTTTATCCACCCATATTGGTGTTCTATTTCTTTTATTTGCTCTATATTTTGCTTTATTTGCTAAAACCCTTGCTTTATTTTTTAATCTACTTTTTTTATTAAATTCGGCAAATTTTTCTGGATTAGCTTTTTTCCATCTATCTGTTTTATCCCTTAACATATCAGGATGTTTTTTAGCGTATCTTTTATTTTGCTCTGCTCTTTTATCTGGATTAGCTGCACGCCATTCTTTTACTTTTTGATATGCTTTTGCCCTATTCTTTTCCCTATATAACTTACCGTATTCTGCTCTAGCTATGGGGTCTTTTCTAGGCATTTTTATCTATAGTAAAACGTGTTTCTTGGAACCCAACGCAGTGAGGCTTTCTCACGGTCTTCATCACATGCTTGTTGCCATGTTTCTTCATATGCTGCTTTTAATCCCATAATACGTTGCATATCAACACCTTCAAGTTTTATGCTTAAGTGATATGCTAATCCTGCAGCCATAGCAGGAATCATACGGAATGGAATATCTTCTGTATTAACGCCGTCCCCTGCATCTTGCAATCTACGCATACGATAATATACAAAAGTATATTGATTACCTGGTGGGTTTGGTGTTGGCCAAACGTTAACGCTAGGTAAGTAATTAACATATACACTTGCCGCTGCAGCATGACTTGCCGCTGTTGTATTTGCTTGTCCACGCCAAGCGTTTAAAATTTGATTACCTACAATATTTTGATATCCAATAATTTCATTATCAATATTAATAAATCCTACTGTAGGAAGGTTTGCTGTTGAAGTCAAAGTAATTGTAGTATCGGTTGCAGATATAGCGCTTCCTGCAGCAATCGTTGTTTGTGGTATTGCGGCTACATTACCAGATTGACGATTTATATACATTTGAATCGGACGGCCTGTAGCATTTTTGTTAGGAATCGTAGAATAAGTTGATTCACTAATGCGATTGATATTAATATCAATTTGATTTGTCTGCATACCATTATACTGACGCGTTACAGCATCAAGTAAATCAATAGTATCTACAGGTAATGGATATATAGCTTGGCCAGTATTCATTACAATTTGACCTTGCTCAACCGTCCAAAGATTAATACCTTTGTTAGCCCACTCAATTGTTAATAAATTGATTGAGCGTCTAGCCGTGCGAAAGTCATAACCTGAACGAAGTTGTTTTCCGCATCTTTCAAATGCTTCTTCAACTATCTCGTTCATGTCTAAATTAAATGTACTTAGACCTGTAGT